CGGTTTCCTTGTTTGGGAAGATGACAAGGAAGTGATTGATGTACTAAAGAATATGGGTGAGCAAAAGATTTTTGTAATGCCAACAAACCCAACAGCAGAAAACATTGCACAATTCTTGTTAGATAACAGTGGGGATATTCTTGACAGCAAAGGAGTTGAAGTTACGATGATAAAAGTATACGAAACTGAAAACTGTTTTGCAGTAGCAACCAGATGACTTTCAAAACAGATTTGAAATATGGCAAGGATGCGGAGTGCCTTATTCTGAAAAGAATACAAAAAAAATATCCACTTGCCTTTATGATTGAAGGGAAGTTCAAAGCGTTCGACTTATTCGTACCCGAGATAGAAAAAGGTGTAGAAATTAAGTCAGACAGACAAGCGGAACAAACTGGCAACGTATTTATTGAAATAGAATGCAACCACGAGTACTCGGGGATTCAAACTACAAAAGCAACGTGGTATGTGTACCAAACCAAAAGCAGAATGTTTTGGGTAACAACAGAAGCGATAAGGCAATACTTGATTAGTAAAGCAAAAGAATTGCGGTTGTTTAACAATACTCCTAAAGGTGAGTATTCTGCGGTGCGTGGTTACTTGGTGCCAATAGATGACTTTGAAAAACTTTCATTCCATGTAGATTCTGAAGGAGAAAAACTATGAAAGGCTACTGGGTAAACGAAATCTTTTACTCGTTGCAAGGTGAAGGCGTAAGGTCTGGTACGGCTAATGTATTCGTGAGGTTCAAGGGTTGCAACTTAGAGTGTGCAATGGAAGAAGGCGAAAAGTCAATAGGTGGGTTTGACTGTGATACCGAGTTTGAGTCAGGTATTAAGATGTCACCTCATGACTTGGTTGATGCTTGCGAAGCAATGGCTGTAAAGCAAGCGAATAGTAACCATGTTCAGTTCAGTGTAATTTTTACAGGTGGTGAACCTGCAATCCAATTGGACAAAGAATTAGTTTCAATGTTCAAAGACAATGGTTGGTATACAGCAATAGAAACAAATGGAAGCATGGACGTTTCAGATTTAGGTTTAGATTGGATTACAGTTTCGCCAAAGGTTGCGGAGCATTGCGTAAGACAACTAACAGCAGACGAAGTTAAATATGTAAGAGGCAACCTGCAAGGAATACCTAAACCAAAGTGTAAGGCGAAGAATAAAGTTATATCCCCTGCGTTTAATGGTTTAGAAAAAAACCAAGATGCTGTTCTTTGGTGCATCGAATTAGTAAAGCAAAATCCAGATTGGCAACTAAGTGTGCAAGACCATAAGTTATGGAGAATAAGGTAATGAGTATAGGCGAAGAAGGTATTAGAGATTTACTTATTGAGATTGGGCAAGACCCAGACAGAGAAGGATTGATAGACACGCCAAAGCGTGTAGTAAAAGCAATGAAAGAAATGACCATAGGTTACAACCAAAGTCCAAAAGAAATACTAAGTAGACAATTTGAAGGTGATAACTACGATGACTTAGTTATTGTGAGAGGTATTAGGTTTGCTTCTTTATGTGAACACCACCTCTTGCCTTTTGTTGGAACTTGCGGAGTTGGTTATTTGCCAAGAAGAAAAGTTGTTGGCTTGTCAAAGTTACCGCGACTTGTCGAGTGCTATTCTAAACGGTTACAACTACAAGAAAGAATGACTAGGCAGATAGCCAACGCGGTAATGATTCACTTAGTGCCAAGAGGCGTTGGAGTTTATGTGCAAGCGACCCATCAGTGTATGGCTTGCAGAGGTGCAAGGCAACCCGATGCAGACATGGTAACAACAACTGTACTTGGAGAGATGCGGGAAAACCCTTCGCTAAAGTCAGAGTTCATACAAGCGGTGCATCATGGGTAAGCGTGGTCCGAAACCAACACCAACCGCAATGTTAAAACTACGAGGTAGTTGGCGTGGTGATATAAACAAAGACGAGCCAATGCCAGACGTTGGTGTGCCTGAATGCCCAAAAGAAATAGAAGGCATAGCAAAAGATTGTTGGGATGAGTTAGCACCAATGTTAGTTGGCATGAATGTTTTAACTGTCGCTGATGGAAAAGCGTTTGAGTTGTTATGTGTTACATTTTCTAATTGGAAACGGAGTGAAGCAATGTTACAAAAGCATGGTGACGTTTACCCAATAAGAGATGCCAATAACAACGTGAAGTATTTACAACAGTCGCCTTATGTTGCAATGGCTAGAAACTTTGGCAAGGCATTTAAGGAAATGCTTTGTGAGTTTGGTTTAACTCCATCATCTAGGAGTAGAATTGTTACAGGTGGTGATAAGCAAGCAACAAAAGCAGATGAGCGAATGAAGTATCTATCAGGATGACAGATAAAGAAACTGAAGTAGATTTAATGTTACCTGACTATAACCCTTACGACCAGTGCGGTGATAGTGAGTTTAAGATTGAAGTTGCAACAAGGGCAGTTGATTTCTTTTCTTTATTCTTAAAACATGACAAAGGAAAGTGGGCGGGGAAACCTTTTCACCTTTCGGCTTGGCAAGTTAGTGTTGTTGCAAACTTGTTTGGCTGGATTAGACCTGATGGCACAAGAAGGTATCGTTCTTCATTGGTTGAGTTACCACGAAAGACAGGCAAGAGTCATCTTTGCGCTGGGCTTGCTTTGTATTGTTTGGTTGCTGATAAAGAAGAAGGTGCTGAAGTTTATACAGCAGCCGCCGACCGTGACCAAGCAAGCATTGTGTTTGGTATTGCTAAAAGATTTGTTGAAGCAGACGAATACCTTTCCAGAATGTGTATTGTTTACAGGAATGCCATTGTTGTAGAAAGCACAGGTTCAACTATGAAGGCGTTATCTTCTGATGCTCGAACTGCTCATGGATTAAATGCTAGTGCAGTTATCTGCGATGAGTTGCACGTCTGGACTAAACCAGATGCTAGAGATTTGTATGAGGCATTGGTTACGAGTCAAGGAGCAAGAAATCAACCTTTGACAATATCAATTACTACAGCAGGAACAGCAGAGCCAACATTGTGGAAAGAACTCCATCACTATTCTGAACAGATAAGGGATAACGTGGTCGAAGAACATTCCTTTCTTCCTGCGTTGTGGTGTGCAAAGAAAGACGAAGCATGGGATGACCCAAAAGTGTGGCATAGAGTTAATCCGTCACTTGGTATAACTACGCCTGTAGAGTTTTACGAGCAAGAGTGTGCAAAGGCAAAAGCGTTGCCCAGTTATTCAAATGCTTTCCGAAGGTTGTACTTGAACCAACCAACCGAAGCATTGAGCCGTTGGTTATCAATGGATGCCTATGACGAGTGCGAAGAAAGATATACTGAAGAACAACTTGAAGGCAGGGCTTGCTATGTGGGTCTTGACTTGTCATCAACACTTGACTTGACTGCGTTGGTATTGATATTTCCAAGAACTGATGAAGAAGGAAAGGGCTATGATGTGTTGCCTTATTTCTTTATACCATCTGAAAACATTGAAAGAAGATACAAGCGAGATGGTGTGCCTTATCCAAATTGGCGGGATGGCGGTTTTATTTATTGCACTGAAGGAGACGTAATAGACTATGGTTATGTTAAAAACAAAGTGATTGAACTAGGTAGAAGATACGATATTAAAGAGATAGCAATAGATAGATGGAATGCTACACAACTGGCAATCACTTTGGAGAACTCAGGTTTTACTGTCGCTTACTTTGGTCAGGGCTATAAAAGTATGTCCGCACCTGCAAAAGAATTAGAAGCGTCAATCATAGGAAAACGATTTAGACACAATGGACACCCTGTACTTAAATGGAATGCGAGTGTATGCTCTGCCGAGGAAGACCCCGCAGGTAATATCAAGCCCTCAAAGAAAAGAAGCAATGAAAGGATTGATGGTATAGTGGCTTGCGTTATGGGTATTGGTAGAGCAATAGCAAACAACGATAGCACAAGTGTCTATGAGGATAGGGGTCTGGAGACTTTATAAATGGGAATAATAAATTGGTTACGGTCAGGCGAGAAAGAAATAAGGGGGCAATTGAAAGACCCGTCTTGGTGGGAGTCAGTGTTTACTGGTTCTTCCACAAGTTCTGGGATAAAAATTACACCAGATAGTGCACTGCACCAACCTGCTGTCTTTGCTTGTGTTAGGGTGATTAGCGAAGACGTGGCATCGCTTCCAATAAAAATCTACTCAAAGGTTTCTGATATGGTGCGGGAAGGTATTGATTCTCATCCTATATCACAACTACTAACAAAGAAACCCAACTCAGAAATGACCCCTTTTACTTTCAAAGAAGTTCTAACTGCTCATGTTTTACTTTATGGAAATGGTTATGCAGAAATAGAAAAAGACAATGCGGGAAATGTTATTGGTCTTTGGATATTACTTCCAGAGAAAATGCAAGTTGGCGTAGTGAATGGCGAAGTAGTTTACGTTTATAACTCAGGAAGTGGTCAAATAAATTATTCAAGCGATAGAATCTTCCACATAAAAGGTCTTGGGCATGATGGGCTAATTGGATACTCGCCAATAGAATACGCAAGGGAAACCATTGGCATAAGTGCCGC